ACCTCAAATGATTTCGAGCCAAATAGCCATACTTCTCTATTATGCACTTTGATGGCTACCAGCTTATCCGGAGAGCCCTCAGCGGTGTAAACGTTGGCCGGTGTCCATGCTGTAACGTCATTTAAATCACTTATACGCCATGTGCCATTAGCGGCGCTTGGATCAAAGCCAATAAAGCGCCCATCTGCAAACTCAAGGGAGGGGGTGGTATCCGGTGCGCTGACACTGGTTACTGCCGTTAAAACATTTGTAGCCAACACGTATTCCCAAATATTGGTGCCATCGGCTATGCCTAATTGGACGCCGTTATCCTGCATATGCACTTCCTGGACGCCAGCATTTATCGAACCTCTTACCGTCTCTGTGCCGTCTGTGGCAACCTCAATCAACTGGTTATCCCTGGCGATAAAAGCCCTGTCATTACTGGTAACGTACATACCCCGAACCTTGCCAATACCGGCTGATAGGGTAATCCAGTCTTTAAATCCAGGGAATCGCCTTAAAAGCGACTGAGATTTGCTTTGTTTACCACCTCTCTCCGGAAACATATTGATGGTTTCCTGGGCATCAAATGCCAGAACATCATGTTTATATGATCCTCCAACCAGTGGTATTTGTATTTTTGTACTCATTAGTCATTTGTCAGTAAATTAATGTTGTCATAATAATTACCTGTTCCGGGCAGTAGTGGATCAAGACACAATTCAGCGTGTTCTTGATTGATAGCTACAATTGCCGCTTTTGAGTCCATAGCCTGTTTAAAAAGCAGCGTACCCACGCCAGCCTTAGCGCTTTTGCCATATGTTGGAGCCAATTCAAGAGCTAAGTTCTTTTGGATAGCCAACTCATACCCATCGGGTAAAGCAATTGTCCCGGCCATCGTAAAGGCCGTTAAAGCCTTTTTGCTGGTTAGGGTGGCCGTTACAGCACTAGATGTGGTTGGGTACACGTATATTGTAGCTAATGGGTATGTCCTGCTGTAAGCGAATACCCAAGGATATATTGCTGTACTGGTTTTTAGTATGATTTGCTGATACTCCTCAAAGGTTTTTTCTCTTAATGTGTATTCTACGCTACTCTCTTTCATTTGGAAGGAGACAATATCAATTGGCCGTACTGTATCAATATCGCCACCACTGCCTATTGTTTGGCTGGCTGTATCTGCTGGCCAGGTGTGAGTATCTACCGTATTGGCATAAACAGCGCCTAATTCTGCACTCCATGATGACCACATGCGGTTTAATACCCTCAAGCCATGATTTAGAACGCCTTGACTTAAAGAGCCACCAGGTGAGCCTATACCGAGCTCTAAGAGGGCGTCTTCAACTATACTTTGCCCAGTAGCCATTATTCAGCATTTCCTGGAGCTATTGAAATTACACCATTTTCGCCGCCAGTTGCATTAATATAAGCTATAGTGTTAGCCCCTCTACTCGTCTGCCAGCGTATTTTCTGACCAGCCGCCAAATAAAAACCATTGGCAGAACTTACAGTCACGTCCGGAGGTCCGAAACGGAAATAAACGGCATATGTATGGCAATTTATCTCTGCCTCCTCACAGTTCAAGGCTGTTTTGGCGGTTGTGTCTCCCGCCGTCTTGTTAACGCATGTTTGTAAATTGGTGGCCGGATCAATGATTGGCCGAAATGCATTGTTAGACATTACTGCTGCTCCTTCCAGGCAATAAAAGATTTCGTCTCTTTGCCCTTAAGTATGCCACGGTCGTTTATGGCCATTTTGCCGGTTTCTTTCTCGAATTTGGCAATAAGGTCTGAATCGTTAGCCGTTCCTGCATCTGGAGTGGTATCCATACCAATGCCATTCCCGATTCCTACGTTGATAACATCAACCGCTAACAACTTATTCACCCTCACAGCCTCTTCTTTTTTCTTCTTTTCAGCGTCCAAATCGGCTTTCACATAGGGCAATTCATACACCTTTTCCACTGAGTCAATTCCCATAGGATAAAAGCCTTCATTGGCAGCTACTACCATTTCCTTAGTGTCCTTACACGCATAATGTGCGCCTCGTCTACCGTCTTTATACAGCATTTGCGGATAATTCATTCCTAACCTCCATATTTTTGATTACATTATTAATTTTATCTATGAAACTGTCTCGTATTCTCAAACCTTTCTTTAAGACGTTTTTTATATTCCCCTCCCATGCTTGAGGTCCCATATGTCGCATAGGCGAATCAGTATGTACATGTATTCCCCCACCAATTGCTTTCCATCGATCACAAAAAACTAAGTCTTCACCCGTTACATGCTTTTTTTCTAAAAGGCTAAATAAAGAATATCCATTGCCCCCATCAACATCATAATCATAACAACGTAACTCAGGATAAGCCTCGAACATTTTTTCAAATACTGACCGTTTAAAGATTACAAACCCAGTTCCGACTCTATCAGTTTCCATGAATTTACCGGTGATTTTACCGTTTAATTTGGTTGAGTATATTTCCGTATCGCATTTAACACGGGGACACATAGCGGTAAATTCATGTTCGCTATAAAGCATGTCTATAAAAGGTTGTAATTGCCATGCTTGATCAACATCACCCATAATCAAATAACCGTTTAATGGGTTACTCATAAATTTAGCTACCGACATATTACGAGCTTTTTGTATAAAAGCATCACCGGAATGTATGTATGGCTCACACTCTATATTTTCTTTTTGGAATAAAGCCATGCAATACCCATATGATACGGTAAACTCCGCCCATGTATTCCCATCGCGAGCTGGAATCGCCCATAATACACGGGGTCGAGAAGAGGAGGGCACCGCCCTCCCAAACTCATGACCTATCCGCATTAAGCCGCGCCCTTCATAATATTAAGCCCCGTAGTGGGAACCAAAGCGTTACGTATTGCAGTAACCAGTGTCATTAAATTCGACACATCCCCAATAAGGGTGGTTAATGCATTTTCATTGCTAAAGCCCCAACCCACGGTCATATTAGTAACGCCGAGCGTTATTGTGGCCTCATTATCAGTGACGGCTGCTTGTCCGGCGGCTGCGGGTCGAGTTACGGTTGATTCACTACCATCATCGAATAAAGCGCCCGGTTTGCCTTCTTGAAATGCGATTGTGCCGTCACTATCGCCGATTCCTAAATGATTTACTGCCATTTTATTTACTCCTTATATTAAATTGATGCGTTTGATGGGACTGGTTGAGCTGATTTAAAGACAGTTCCTAACCACTTCTCCTCAGCAGTTGCAGTAATACCGGCAACCGTTGGGTTATTAAAAGTGATTGACAGTGTATTGGCGGCGGATACCCGCGCACCAACCACACCTAAACCAGCCTGGGCGGTAGGTTTACTGACAATAACCATATCGCCAACCTCCAAGCCGGGAACCGTTACATCCTGCTCAGCAGTTGTAATAGTAGCCGTTTCCGCCCACGTCTTACCTGTCCCAAAACTGAAATTCCGTATTGTATGGACATTGCCTATGATTAGACTCATATTATGCCCCCCCTACTTTAGTCGCATGGTCTGGCCTTATAGCGCCAAAACCCCATGCAGCATCACAACGGAATACCTGCGTATCATTAGTAGTATTCCAAGAGCCAAAACCTGTCCTGATCACAATACCACCTCTATTAGCCGACGTGTGTACATCGCCTTGAGCATGAGGCAGAGGTAAAGCAATAAGAGTGAAGGCGTCCCTGGTATACAGTATGTTACACGCTCCGTTATCATCAATGGTAAGCGTTAAGGCCGCGCCAGTCAATGGCAACGCATCAACGTTTTGGTGGGGACTGTCAGGACCATAAATTGTTGGCGAAATCGCTAAAGCAGCAATCGCACTACCTGAACCCGTTCCAGTCGCGGTAACCGAGAAGTCCTTGAGATAAGGTAATGCCACCTTAGTTTCCGGATCAACAGCATAACAAGCGTCAATGGTAAAATGCGTCTTTTCGGTTATGGTTGCCGTAGCCGCTGACAAGCCATTGATAGAAATAGTAGCCGCACCATCGGCAGTTGCACCGTTCATGACCGGCGTTGAATTAGTGGCCGTCCCCTTGGTAAAACGGGAAATGGAATTACATTTGTAAAAATTAATTCCAGCACACTCCTTCATCTGCCGATTCATTATTGGGTTGGACAGTTTAGGATTGTTCGCCCCTTTGAGAGCATCAGTCAGCGCCACATGCCCCATTGGATTGACAGCACCAAATATCTCAGTATCACCCAACTGGTCATCGATTTTGGCGGCTCCTTCGCCCCACGTCTTGATGGCGCCCGCATCTACGCCAGGCGTCCCAACTGAGTTGCTAGCGTGCTTTGCCATGTAATCAAAGCCGGTTTTATCTACTTCCCTAATAAGACGTTTCGCCAGACTATCAGCATAATCCCTAACGCCCTGGTCTGAGTTCATATCATACCGAGCCTCAATAGATGTCCATTTCTCGGCGTTGTTATACTGATTAACGGTTACATCTACCGTCCTATTGACAACGTCCTGGACGTTTGATACAGCGCCTTGAGTCACACTTGGCTGGTGTTCAATATCCACACTAATTGTGGTTCCTGGTGCATATTTCCTCTGCGTCATCGTTTCAGTGCGCGACTGGTCAAGGGTGTTTGGTAACATCCCCTTAGCGTGCAGCATTTGCACCATACGGGGCGCAATCAATGACGATTTGTTTAATGTATTGTCTGCCATAATTTTATCCTTAATAGTTTTATTCGATCGGATACATTTGGTCTAACTGTTCGTTAGACATGCCTTTTTCCCATTCCGGTTTCGAATTTATTTTTCCGCTCCCCACCGTATCGATTGGTGAGGGCATTGAGGACTGTCGATTAGGTTGTCCGTTTGACCTCGGAATCCCTGCGTCAAGTTTGCCGATTTCAATGAGTTGTTGAGCTACTGGTAGTGCCGCTATCCTGGCTTGGTTCTTGGCGTAAGCATACGACAAATCCCCTGCCACATCGGATTTCATTAATGCTAATGCTACATTTGGATCTGTAGGCTGCGGACAAGCTTCCATTACCTGGTCAAAATCATTGTACTTAGCCTTAACTTCAGTACATTTCGTATTAAAGTTATTAGCTGCTGCTTTGTACTGATCCTGACCCTGGCTTTCTTTGGCAGCCTGTTCATCTTGAGTCTTATTCCATTTGTATCGTTCATCAACGAATTTAGCATCACCTTCGGCACCTTCCGGATACTGACTTCTGTTTGGGGCTCCATCACTAGTTACAGGTTGTTTTACGCCTCCTGTTAGGCTCTGTAATGCCGCCCTAAGCTGCTCATTATCCTTTTGAAATTGGGTAACCTGATCCTTGTACTGGTTCTTCTGAGTGTTTACCTCTTGAAACCTGTTGTAAGGTATCGAAGTTACTTTATTCGGCTCTCCTTGCTGTGATTCCTGTTGACCCTGATCACCGGTGTTACCCGTCTGTTGTATATCAACATCCGGTAATGTTTCAGTCTGTGACTGTGTATTTTCAGTGCCAGTGTCCAAATTTTCTTCTGTCATGGTATTTCTCCAAGTTAAAAACCCAGTCTCTTAGGCGCTGGTTTGCCCTGTTATATGCTCATTTTTGGTACGCTGGTCGGCATCCAGCGAATTCTTTTCGTTAAAAGCATTGGCCATACCGGCAAGATGTACTTTAGCCTCATTATCTACATCGGTTTTAATTAAGTCTTTCTCTGCGTTTATATCCGCTTTTTCAAGGTCTACTTTTAATTTTGCTTCGTTATGCTCGGCGTCCATTATCGCCTTCATACGTTGCGTTTTAGCGTTAAAACCGTCTATTTCTACCTTTTTGCCTTCGGTTGATTTATCCATCTTCATAGCCTGGTATTCCTGTCCCATCTGTTGCAATTGCTGCTGCATCTGTTGTAGTGCCTGCTTTAACTGCATTACCTGTGGCGACTGTTCCTCTCCGTCCTCTTCAAGCAGTTTCGGAAACTTCATACCTATTAATTTCCGGAAACGATTAGCTATCTGCTCAGACTGCCTGAAATCCGACTCTTTAGCCAAGAAATCAGATACGGCAAACGTAAATTCAGGCGGTAATCCTTTGGTTAGCCGCTCTATCCCATCTCTAGTCTCTGCCCGTTTGGTATGGTCATTGGCTGTCATTTCAACGTCAAGGTCAAACTTACCTTGCTTTAGGTCATAGTAATAATCTTGCCCTCTCTCATCTTGAGCTTGCTTATTAACCCAAATCACTTTCTCCTGGTCATCCTCGCCAACCATTCTAATCTGCTGTGGCACGTCATGGACTTTGGGTAATAATTCGTTTCTAACTTTACCCTCAAATCTCATTGTAGTGGCTAAATTAAGGGCGAAATCATACACCACATCGGCACTTTCGTCTGCACCAGCCAGGATAGCTTTACCGGATTTCTCACTACCAGTATCACCAATGAAAGCACCAAACAGCCCCATAGCTTTTTGTACGCCCTTATCTGATATGATAGCTTCATTGGCTAATCCCATATCCACCTGTGCGCCTGGTGTTTTTTGTGGAGGAGGTAAAGGTTTGCCGCTGTCATCGTAAGCATTGTAATTAAGATTAGCCCACGGCCTAGATGCTGATGTATTCCATTTACCTTGCTCATCTTTTGGGATACCGCCAACAGGCGTTAGGTAAGGGGCTTTGGTTACACGTCCTAAATTCTCATTTTGGGCGTTCCTGGCATAATTGTAACTACGTTGATTGGAGTTGGCTCCGTTGGCTAACCCATCCATACGTTCATCACCCTGGCATATTTTTCGACGTCCTTCGACTTTAAATACAGGTATCCAATAGCCTGGCCAAGCCCTCTTATCCAATACAACTTTACCGGCCAGTTTATACCACCAAACTTGGCGTCTGTGCGTGTCACGCTGGATAAGTTGGTTATCCTCATCATACTCAAGCATATACTCAATATTTATATTCCGTTCTTTGGCCATCTTTTTAGCCTCAGAAAGGAATATGTTTTTGGGTAACGGCTCACCCTGGGGGCTCACTTCGCCACTATATTCTGGAGTTAAAGTTACCGCTTTATCAGGTATTTCCTCAACAAACCAGTATTCGGTTATGGTGGGTTTTTCGCTAGTTCCCCAGGCCGCGTGTGTCTTTCCAGATTGGTAAATATCCTCCCAATTCTTCTTTGTTTGGCGTTTAAACTCCTTTTTGGATACCGATTCCTTGATGGTAACCTTTTTGCAATCACTGCCGTCCGGGCTCTTATCATCCTCATCCCATAATACGTTAGTGACATCTTCAATCATTTTGTACTTAAGCTCTTGTTCCCTACTGAGCGGATCGACATAATCAGTAATAAAGCGGTAAAACCCATACCCTGCAGTAACCGCGTCAGTTAATGCATTTAACCGGCACGGGATAGCGCCTGTATTACGCTCAATTGACTGAAATATACCTCTCCGCACGTCAGCCAGCTTCTTGTCTGCCTGCCCGTCAATAGGCAATATTTTGATAACTGGTTTAAGTTTTTTAACGCCATTTACTACCTTAACGACAAAAGGACGTTCTAAATTAAATACTAAAGTAGACCTCCGGGGAGTGGTAGATCCATTGATTGTGGTTGTGGAATTTCGCTCCGCCTTAGCCTCTGGCGACCACTGATCATCATACCAGACAAACCGAGTCTGTCTGGCGTGTCTTTGATGGAGCGTACCCCATCGATCATCCATCGACTTAGTGTCTTCTTCAAACTGTTTGATTACTGCGGCGTCGCTAGGCATCTATCGTTTCTCCGGCATGTGATATTATCTTAATACCCATTTCCTGTTCGTAAATACGTTTAAACTCGAGATATGGTATGTCGATGGTGATAATTCCCCCCTCCACTAGGACAACCGTACATGCTGGCTCCGTGCTCGGGTTAAACCTGGCGACACCACACAAATCAATACAAACCACATCTATTTCGGTTCCCGGGTCGTCTTGAATTCCAAGCTCCTTAAGCTCTGGTGATCCGGGCTTTTCCCAAACCGCTGAAAATTCCACCATTTTAACCATTATATAGCCTCCCATGATACTGGTTGAGGACAGTGTTCGACTAGCGCCTCGTCCTTGACTGATACCACTCCAGGGAAGAACTCAGTAACGCCCCACACCATCCAATCAGCTCTATTCGGGCTGTTCTGGCCTAGATATCCCATGGTACTAAAACCTTCCAATTCTTCTTCTAAATCAGGAAAATAACCCACATGATGGACTCTACCTTGCTCATACAATGCAGCCACAGGCTCAGCTCTCACATGCTTACCTCGGCTTGCTCTGACCTCTTTGTACGGCGTATTTTTTCTGGCTGTCTGGATAACGTGGTTGACCATAGCACCGCCATAATT